CTTGGCCCGCTGGAGCAAACGCAAGCCCAAGCCCATCACCCCCCCATGAAACCCCTCATTCTCCTCTGCTTGCTCCTCACCTCCTGCCAGACCGTCAAAGACCGATTGGACCTTTGGTTTGTCGTGCCCAAATCACCGTTCCCGACCACGCCACAAGCAGTCAAATAACCATAATGCCCAACGAACTCCAGGTTGATGTCATTGCCCCAGGCTCCAGCGAGGAACGCCAAGGGACAGTTGACGAGACGTTGGCAAAGGCCGCCGACCGCCTCCTTTACGACGAAATGCCCACGCGGGACAAGGTTTGGGTCCTCCACTACACGCACGGATGGCCCATGCGCAAGGTAGCCAAAGCCCTCGGTGTCACGCATCAGGCGATCCACAAACATTGCGTCGCCATTGAGACCGACATGGAGCAGGCACCCGCGAACCCGCAGGCACCGAAGCGCCGGGCGATCCTCCGCGAGAGACTTGAGGCCCAATACGCCCGTGCTATGGAGATGACCGACACTGAACGCTCGGTCGTGCTCGCGCTAAAAACCCTCGAAGTCATGGCAAAACTCGACGGCCTCAACCTCGACACCCAAGACGCCAGCCAGAAGCCTGTGCCCTTCGCGCCACCCGAAGACATCGCCGCCGATGTGCAAGCCGTGATCCTGCAACGGTGGAAACGCCCTGCGCTGAACGATCAAATCCAGACACCATGACTGAAACAGACTCCACCTCACCCCAAGCCAACGCCAGTCATGGCGTTGAAGTCCAGCGCCGTGTTCGGCGTTGGGACGGACCAAATCACACCGCAGATCAACAATGTGCAGTCTGCCGCTGCTGGGGCGCAGAGAACTACGTCAACAAAGGGAACGCTGGCATCACGCAGATGTTGTGGCTGTGCGATGTCTGCAATCCGCCGAACGACCAAACTGTGCCGACCGAGGGAGGCGAGAAATAACATGGAAAACACGCAAGACGATCAACGCCAACCGAAGGTTGGCACCAGTGGGTGTTCTGCGTTGCGCGCCAGAACGCACATCATGCTCGCTGAGCCGTATCAGTGGATGCAGACCGTCTACGGTCGCGTCGGGCTGCAAAAGGCGCTGTGCGGCGCGAAGGAGCCAATCAGCCAAGCAAGGGGTGCCATTGCACCAACATGCAAGAGGTGCCTGAAGATATGGCTCTCTGGCAAACATGGCACACTCGCAGCCGGAAGTCCGCAGAACGATTAACGTGACCCACGCGGCGAATGACTATGGACACTGACCAACACCCTCAACCTCCGACAACCGAGAACCCCGCGTTGGGTCCACGGCCTTGTCCGGCATTTGCTCATGGCGGCGTATGGTGCTGCGAGAAGAAAGAGCGTTGCACGTGGCAGGGGTTTGCTCTGCACCAAGGACTAGCGTGGGGAACAGTGCCTAAGCTCTTTCCAGGCTATCGTGACTGGAGATATGTCCACGACCAAGAATGCGGAGGCCGACTGATCCAGTTGGTTGAGCCGAACGCGGAGCGCAGCGGACCGGCTGCCCAAGACAAACTTTAACAATGCAACCCAACTCCAGCCGGTTCGCTGCCGCGTCTGGTTCAGCCCGAAATCACTATGGACACCATCATACCAAAAACCCAACCGTGGGAAATCGAATCGCCGCAAGCAAGCTACGCTCAAGGAGTGTGGACGCTGAAATGTGGAGGCGCGCAGATGCCAGAATATACTATCATCCAGCCGGACCTTGAAGATGCGATCTTCGAACTGGTCAAAGCCGTGACCCGTGACGCCATCGAAGACGAGGCTAGGGCTTGGCTGAACGCGGAGGTATCCCAGCCATGAGCGCCACCGATGATCTTTTCACCCTAGAGCCTGCCGCGAATGACTTGGGATCACCGTCTTGTTCAGCGGTGCTTTCGAGCTGTGGGCAGTATCGCTACGAGCTTTGGCGGCGATGGGCAGAGGGGCCGCATGTGCTGTTCATTATGCTCAATCCATCGACCGCCGATGCCACCAATGATGACGCCACCATCCGCAAATGTGTGGCATATGCGAAGCGGTGGGGATTCGGGGCGTTGTGCGTAGGGAACCTCTTCGCATTCCGTGCGACGGACCCGAAGGACATGAAAGCCGCTGCCGATCCCATCGGTCCAGAGAATGACGCTACGCTTGCACGACTGGCTGGTGAGGCTGGCGTGATCGTGGCCGCTTGGGGAGCGCATGGAACGCACATGAGCCGCGACAAAGCAGTGATGAAGATGCTGCCGACAATCAACGCCCTGCACATCACGAAAGACGGCTCCCCTGGGCATCCGCTTTACCTCAAAGGCGACGCTACGCCCTTTCCGCTGAACGATCAAATCCACCCATGACTGCCCTCCCTACCGCTCCGAACCCACCCCAAACTGCCGCCGGGCAGTCATTGGGTGCGATGCCTTGTTCGTGGTTGCCCGCGCCGTTCTATCGCGACGAATACGTGACGATCTATCACGCCGACTGCCGCCAAATTCTGCCAATGCTGGGACAATTCGACCTGCTCATGGCTGATCCGCCGTATGGAATCGGGGAGGCCAAGGGGCGGAACAAAACCCGCTCATGTCTCGCCACGTCGAAAGACTATGGAACAGCGACATGGGACGATGAACCCGTCGAGGAATGGGTGATGGGGCTGGCTCGCTCACTCTGCCGGAAACAAATCATCTTCGGCGGCAACTACTACGCGCTGCCGCCGTGCAAAGGGCCGCTGGTATGGGACAAGGAAAACGGGGAAAACGACTTCGCGGATGGTGAACTCGCATGGAACAACCTCGGCACCGCGCTGCGCATCAAACGGCACCGCTGGCACGGAATGATCCGCAAGGGCGGGGAGGATCGCCACCACCCCACGCAAAAGCCGCTGGAGGTGATCCAATGGGCAATCCAGCAAGCGGGCGACGTGGAAACCATCCTCGACCCGTGGGCAGGCTCCGGCACGACTGGACACGCCGCCAAGAATCTCGGGAAACGCGCCGTGCTGATCGAGCGTGAGGAACGCTATTGCGAAATCGCCGCCGCTCGCCTCGCGCAAGACGTGCTCCCACTTCATACCACGAACAAGGAAGCTCACCCACCGAGCCTTAGCGAGGTTGGGTGAAGCGGACGTTCGGCTTGATTTTGCCGAATCTCACCCGTCAGGCTGGCGATGCCGCCCGACACAACCACCGATCCGCGCACCGCCTTCTCTTTGGCGGCCATGTCGCCATCCGTGCATTTTGAGGCATGCGCCAAGATCAAAGACGCACGCACGAAGGCTTTCTTCCGGCCTACCGCGAATGTGCTCCAACAACGCATTCAGGAGGCCTACGAGGTTCTTTCGGCCTACGGATACCCGGCCATCCGCATCATCGTCACCAAGATTCGCCAGTGTGGCGGCACAACCGTAAGCCAGCATCTCATCTATCACCTGTGCAAGCGCCAGAACACTGACGCGCTCGTGATTGCCGACACGGTGCCCCGTGCCCGAATGGTGCTCGAACGGTTCCGCGAGTTCGACAGCCAAGACAAGTTCCCGTGGCAGAACCCGCTCGTAGCTCAGGCCACGAACATGCAATGGCTCAACGGCTCGACGGCCACGATCACGAGCGCGGAGTCACGCAATCCCGGCATTGCGGCCCCGCGTCAGGCCATTTTGTTTTCGGAGTCGTGCAAATACCCTCGTGGAGGCGTCGTGGACGACAAGGACATCGTGGCTTCCGTCATGCCGTCCCTCAACGACGCCGGTCTTGCCATCGCAGAATCGACCCCCGAAGGCGCGTCCGGCTGGCATTACGACACATGGCAACAAGCCCTGTCCCTCGACGAGTTCATAAAGGCCATCCAGGCTGGCGAGCACCGCCCCGGCAACGGCTGGGTGAAGGTCTTTGCGGCATGGTTCGAGTTCGAGGACAACGCCCATCCCGTGACGCCAAAGATGCGGGAGCAGATCGACCGCACGCTTACTAACCGCGAGCGCAACGGCATCGACAAGTATGGTTGGACCCACGAGCAGATTTATTGGCGGCGATCCACCCTCCAAGGCGAGTGCGGCGGCTCCGAAGACCTCTTTGATGAGTATTATCCCGAGGACGAGGTTAGCTGCATCGAGGGCAGTGTTCGCATCCCGACGCAAAGAGGCTTGATTCCAATTGAAGAAGTGCGCGCAGGGGATGTTTCCAATGGGCAAATCGTGAAGGAAGCGGCCTTCCGAGGCGTCAAGCCGACCATCATCCTGACCACACATCAAGGTTTCCGTGTTACATGCACGCCGGACCATCGTTTGCAGCTTCAATCTGGTGAATGGGTTCAGGCGTCACAAACCCTTGGACGCCCCATTACGTTAGCGCCTCCCCAGTTTGCTTTGCAGAACTACACGGTGTCTTGGTCCGGTTTCGGTGGCGTGACCTGCAATCTGACCTTAAACGAGAAATGGGGATTGTGGCTTGGCCTCTTCATGGGTGATGGATCGTTTTACAAAAACCAGCTCTCCATCGTGTGTGACGGAAGGGACCGCGACACAGTAGCCAAAATCACACGACTGAGCCGTGGCCTATTTGGCCGTATCTGGACGCTGCGCAGGCCCAAAAACGCCAAAGCGATAGAGCTAAGATCATACAGCGCAGCCTACAAACAGCTATTCAGCGCCTTGGGACTGCTAAAGCCGTGCCATCACGGATTAAAGCGGCGCGTGCATGTGCCGGAATGTATCTGGCGCTCTCCGCGAGAGGTAGTGAGGCAATTCCTCATTGGCATTTTTGAAACGGACGGGTGGATTAGTGCAACTGGCAGGACAGCACAGCTATTCGCGAAAGACCCTGAGTTTTTGCGCGAGGTGCAACAATTGCTGCTAGGCTTTGGCATTCAATCATCCCTGACGAATAGAAGCGCGAAGGTGAAGGGTAAAGAATACCCAGGAGGCCAGCTTTACATCTACAATTCCCAAGTGGATGCTTTCATTGAAAACATCGGGTTTCTATCATCGCGGAAGCAAGAGCGATGCGCCAAAGGATACAAGAAAGCGGCCAAAACAGGCCGTAAACGGATCATCGACCAAGGATTTGATACCGTCGCCAACATCCAACCGGGCGAAGCCTTGAAGGTGTATGATTTGGAGATGCAGGGAGAGCCAACGTTCGCCGCTGGCGGCATCAAGGTTCATAACTGTTTCCTCAGCTCCGGCCGCCCGCGCTTCAATATGGCGAGCGTGCTCAAACTGGAAAAGCAGGCCCAGCTCGCCACAAAGGAAATCGGCACCCTGACCGAGCAAGACGGCTCCGGCGTCGTTCAATTCGTGCCCGACCCGCAAGGCATGGCGTCCTTCCACCTGTGGGAACGCCCCCGTGCTGGCTGCCGCTACCTCGTTTGGTGCGATCCGGCGACCGGCGAGGACCAGACCGAGAGCAACGAACCCGACCGGCACTCCATCGGTGTCCTGCGTTGCGGGTACACGGACGACCGGGGCGCAACCTTCCCCGATGCCGTCGTGGCCCGCGTGCGCCCCCCATTCACTGGCAACACGCTCCTGGCCTCCGACTTCATCGCGCTGCTGTCGCGCTACTATGGCAACGCAATCGTCGTGCTCGAAATCAACATGGGCCTGCACATCCTCGAACGGCTCAAGGACGAAGGCATCCCGATCTACCAGCGGCAGGTCATTGACCCCTACGAGCGCGAAACACAGCGATTCATGCAGGGCTGGAAGTTGAAAGACCGCGACCAGCGCCGGACAGTCGTCGATTGCCTCGCGCTTGCGATCCATGAGGAGTCAATCCGTCTGAACTGCCCTCACATCGCCAGCGAGGCGCGAACCTTCATCATCGACAAAAACGGGAAGGAAATCGCCCGCTCGGGCTGCAAGGACGACGACGTGCTCGGCCTCGCGATGGCGCTGTTTTGCAAAGGCTCCGGGACGCTCTACCGAGAACCAACTCGGCGGCGTCGCTTGCCTGCCGATCATCGAAAATGGCGTTGACTCTCGGAAAAGTCACCCGAACCCGGCAAGCATGGCCTTCCAAGCTGCTGCAAACGCTACCCAACGAGTCGGGAATTACGCCCCCGGCTCTCTCGCTGCCCAACCGCGCCGGTTCGCTGGCGGTGTCCGAAAACGCGGCGAGTCGCCTGACCAGATGGCAAACCGCATGGATGCCGGTTACATGGCATCGGCCATGCAGGGAGGCACTTCGGCCACAACACCTACCAGGGCTGACAACATTGCCAAAGCTCGTGCAGACGGCACCTTCGATGCCAAGCGCAACGCTTTCAACGCCGCCAATTCCGGCTCGTTCATGGACGCGGCGGGCAACATTGGCCCCAAGGCGGAAATGCCTGCTCCCGCATCTCCCACCCCGGTCAATACCGTCACTCCACCCACGCAGACAACCGGCATGAGTCCGAGGGACATGGACGCCAAACAGGCTAAAAACGCAGCCGTTCAAAAGCGTGCAACCCAAGATCGGAATGATGCCCGCAGTCGTGTGGCTTCAGAAAGAAAATATGGTCCTATAACAGGGGCCGACTCCGCCATGTTTCGCGAACTTTTTCGGCGCAAAGGGATGCTTGATGAACGCGACCCCGAAACGGAAAAAGTTTTGGCGGAGCCGCCCGCCTCCCCATCTCCCCGTCTCCCAGCCTCCCCGTCTCCCGGTCTTCGCCCACCCGTTACCCGCACCGCCGGGGGAGAACTGGTGCAGCCCGGCACCCCCATGAATCCTAACGCCCGCTGGCAGAAACCGGCTGGCCTCATGGCTGCCGCGTCCATGAACAAATACGGCCCGACCGCTGGCGTGTCTGCCTCCAAAGATCAAGGTGTCATGGCCGTGGCTGCCAATGGTGGAAAGCCGCTGCCTGCGCCAGAACAGCTATCTGCCAAAAAGCAGACACCGACGTTCCGCACTCCGTATCTGCCTAATCGCCGGACGGCGTTTTCCATGAACTGACATGCCTGCCGCCCCTGCACAGCCTGCCGCCCTAACTTTGCCCGACATCATGCGGGCACAGGCCACGATGGCGAACAAGAAGGTCAAGACTCCGCTCGAAGACCTCCTTACCTCGCCGCGCAAGGCCGGGGAAGACAACCCACTGGCGGCGCAACTGGTGCGATGGGCCAAAGCTCAGCGCGAGTCCTACCTGCTCCAGCTTCAAGACTGGCGACTCAACCGCATCAACTACCTCCAGGAGATGCAGGATAATTTCTCGCATCGCAAGATCGAGCAAGGCCCGGAGTGGAACCTGAAAAAGCACATCGAGCAGGTCTTCCAAGTCTCGAACGACTCCATGAATGTCGTGGGAGCCATCTGCGAGTTCGCGGCTGCCAGCGCCGAGAACGACCTCTTTGGTGCCGAACCGTGGTTTGCGACGGCCCCTATTGGCCGCAGTGATCCCAAGTTGGCCGACCAAGTGCAAAAGCACCTGCGTTGGAGTTTCCGCGATGGAAAGCTCGTCCAAAACTACTGCCGCATCATTGACCACGCGGCGGCGCTAGGTGAATGCTTCGTCAAAGCGTCTTACCACGTCGAGGTGGACGAGCACGACGAAGCCGCGATGGCACTACATGCGGGCGGCAAGCCCGTCGTGGATCAATCCGGCAAGTACATCGACACGATGGAGGCCGCGACCGCCTTTGCGGCCACGCCCGAAGGCAAAAAGCGCCTGCGAGGCAAGAATCTCGAATGGAAACAGGCCTTCCGCAAGGTTCAGACCGTCATCAGCCAAGGTATCGACCAGACGATCATCCATCCGAACGACATCGCGTTTCGGGAAGCTGCGCCGGAACTCGATTTGCGGTTCACCAACGTCTATGTTCGCGTCGAAATGTCCGTCATGGACGCGATGCGGCGCTTCAACCTGTCCAAGGAGGATGCGTTGCGGCTCGCCAAGCTCGCGACCCTTCAAGCTGACGCTGAAATCAAGCTCAAGGAGGAAACCTCCGACGCCCCCAGGACCGAAACGACCGCCACGACGCTGGCAATGCAGGAAGAGCTTGGAGCCGACGAGGCCGAAAGGCTCCTCAACTCCCGAATCGAACTCATCGAGGGCTTCATCAAAGCCGATCCTGTGGGCGACGGCAAAACGCGCCGCTGCTACATCGTCTTTGTGGCGGCTGCCGAGGATTGGCTCGTTCATGCCGACTACCTCGCGAACGTGTCACCCAAGGCGGAACTGCCCGTGAAGGTCCATGTTTGGGAGCGCGTCCCTCACAAGCTCTATGGCCGTGGCTTCTTCGGCAAGTATGCGACCATTCAGAGCTTCCTCGACAAGACATGGAACGCCGTCAAGACCCGCAACGACTACCATTCAAACCCGATTCTCGGCTGGCATCGCGATTACCTGAAACGCGACGACAACGAAGAGGACTTGAAACTCGTGCCCGGCGAGGCCGTTGAACTGGAGGACAACAAGACGTTGGCGCAAGCCGTCGAAGCGTTTGCTCTCCCCGACCTCGACAACCGCTCAATGGAGCTTTTCAGCACTGCCATCCAGCTTCTCCAGCTTCGTTCCGGCATCTCTTCGGCCAGCCAAGGCGATGTGGCGGGGGTGCCCGAGGCCAACACCGCCACGGGCGTGCGCCAGCTTATGAGCCGGGCGGCCGTGATCCTCAAGAAGCCGGTCAACAACCTGCGCCGTTCCTTTACGGTTGAGTTCTCGTTCGAGACAAAGCTCATCTACGCCAATTTCGACCGCGAAGAGGCTTTTGTGTTCGGCGAGGGCGAAAACGCCGAACTGGTCCAGATCACGCCCGAGCAGGTCCAAAACCTCGACCTCGACGTGAAGTTGCTCCTCACCCAGCAGGGTAACGCCATGAAGCTCGAAGGTGCGCAGGCCGCCACTGGCATGCTCCAACAGTGGATCGCCATCCCGGAAGCCGAGAAACCAGCCGCACGGCCTCTCTTTATCCAGGCCATCAAGGCGCTGGAGTTTGACGCCGCCGAGGAAATCATTCGCCAGCCAAATGCCAAAATTGAAGATTGCATTTTGATTTTGCCACCCGAGCAGCAGGCCAGATTGCAGCAGTTGCTCGCCCTTGAGCAGCAGGCCGCCAGTCCCACGACATCACCCCAAACACCCGCACCCTGATACCATGAAAAAGCACATCCTGCTATCCCTCCTGCTCGCCGTTGCGGGCATCGCCTTCGCCGCTGACTCCATCGACGTGATGGTTCGCAAAATCACCGGCTCCAACACGCCGCCGACCTCGACCGGCTCGAACCTGACCGCCTTCGCGCTCCAGGACAAGAGCAACAACGTCGTCCTGAATGCCTATCACGGCAGTCTTCAAATCGAAGGCAGCACTTTCAACGACCATCAAACGACGCTCGCCTTTACCGAGCCAACCGCCGACCGCACCATCACGTTTCAAAATGCCACCGGCACCGTGGCGTTTGAGACATTTGAAAACGTCACGGCCACGAACGTCATCACAGCAGCCGAGAACGGCAAAGTGTTCCTCTTGAACTCCACCACCGAGTTCGTGAGCACGTTACCGGCCCCTGCTATCGGACTGCATTACACCTTCATCGTCACGGCTGCGCCCTCGGGAGCATCCTATACGGTCGTGACAACCAGTTCCGCCAATATTGTCAAAGGCATGCAGATTTGCGCCGCCGATGCAGCCGGAGACACTGGCACGGCAGACGACACTATCACGTTTGCAGACGGCCAAGCCGTCGCGGGCGACATGGTGGAGGTTTGGAGTGATGGAACCTCATGGTTTGCCATCGCCAAAAGCCGAGTGGCCGCCGGTATAACCTTCACGCAGGCCAGTTAATCCCCTCACCGCTCCAAAGCCATGCCTGCTACCGCCACGCTCACAAACAACACCAGCACGGCCGCCTTCCAGCTTCCGGCTGGCACCAAAGGCTTCATCGTCTGGAACATGGCGGCGGCTGTGTTGCGCCTCCGCATGGGCTTCAAGGCCGCAGCATCCGGTTCCCATGAGGGAATCCCCATCCCAGCCGGTAGCAGCACTGATCCGAAGTATTTCGTCCACTACTTCGACCACCCGTTGGAAGCGCCAATGAACATCATGGTGTTCCAAAGCAGCGGCGGCGACATCACGTCCGGCGTCGGATACGACACCCTTAACCTGTGACCAATAATGCGCGGCTCGACTCAAATCATCACGGGCGGAAGCGCCACTGGCGGAAGCGCCACTTTTGCCACTCTCACCGGCGTGCCGGGGGATAACGCCGCGCTGGCGGCGGCGCTGGCGGCTAAGCTCGACGCGGCGGGTGGCACCATGACGGGGGCGCTGGTGATCAATCCCACCACGGGGGCACCGTTGACGGTGCGGCGCAATTCTAAGACGTGCTTAGAAGTGACCAACGCGGAGCAGATCAACATTGGTCGCTATGACGGTGTCTTTGCCAGTGGTAGCGCTAGTGCCATCGGTTGGAGTGGTATGTATGGAGGGGGCTGGTGGATTCAAGGAGGCGCTGGAAACTGGTATTCCAGTTTCATCATGGGCTCTGGCTCCGGCGAGTTTCGTATTGCCTCAGACGGCGGAGGCACCAATGCGGTGCGGCTTTTTAACGCCAGTGCCTCGGCACTCCAACTCGGTGCCAATCACGCCACCACTGCGACGGCACAAACCATAAAAGCTCACAATGTGACGACAGGCGCTGGAGCCGATTTAAAACTTTGCGGCGGCACGGGCTCCACAACCAAGGGGGCGGTCGTGGTGGCGGATGTGTCGGACATGCCAGCAGGTTTTCATGGAACATACTCCACCCAGGCGACCACTGGCTGGTCTGCCGCCTCCCATACACCGGGCATGGGCACACCGGTGACAGAAGACTCCACCTTTAACGGCTACAATATCGGTCAAGTCATTTACGCGCTCCAACAGAAAGGAATTCTCGCATGAACTTTACCCTAAACACAGAACAACGGGCGGCTCTCGACTCTCTCAAAGCGTCTTACTGTGAAACCTCTAAACTGACTTCCATCACCGATGCCGAATTTGAGACACTTGTGATGACCGGACTCATTGAAGGTGAAGCCAAGCGGCTTTTCGACCTCGCAGTGCAGCGTTTGGCTGAGGGAGCCAAGGCGATGTCATACGACGACCGCGTGGCACTTATTCAACACGTCGAAGCTAAAATCACGCCATGACCCCCGCCCAACAGCGCCAGACCGTGATGGAATACTGCGTGGCTCTCGCTGCCGCCGCGCAGACGGGCAATCAGTTTGTCGTCAACGCGACGCAAACCGCCATCGAGGTGCAACTCCACCGTCTCATCCCTGACAAGCCGACGCTAGACAGCGTGTTGGCGCAGCAAGCAACTCCATGATCCACCATGAGCGACGACACCCTCACGACACTCATAACCGAAGCCATCAGCCACAACCTGACGCCGGTTTTGCGCGGCCTTTGGTGGGTTTTTGGCTGTGTCCTGACCAGCACCGTGTTTGTCGTCGGCATGGTCTATGACGTGCGGCAAGGCATCCGCGAAGCCTCCAAAGATGCCACTGAGGCCAAATCGTCCAGCGCCGACAACCGCGAAGCAATCCACCGCCACGAAACGCGCATCGCAATTTTGGAATCCCGCAGAGAAACCAAATAACGCCACACACCACGCCCATGAACACCCTGCTCCTCAAACTCGTCGCCACCAACGCCGGTTGGCTGGCCCGCAACATCCTCAAGCTCTCGATTCTCATTTCAACGGCGACCGCCGCGTTTCTTGTGGGCAAAGGAGTCGAATCAAACCTGAGCACCGCCATTGCAGCCGGGGCCGGTGCTGCATTCCTTTGGATTGTCGAGACAACTCTCAGCTTCATCGCCCGCAAGCACGCCGTCCAGGAAAGCATCACGCCCGTCCTCGATGCCATTCGGCGCGGTGCGCCAGTCGTGATCGCGCTCTTGGCTCTCCTGTGTTTGCCCTCATGCGTCAATGACCGATTTCTTGGCATCACGGGGCAGCAATGGGGCAACATCGCTATCGAAACCGGCAAAACCATTGGGAAGCAGGTTCCTTCCGCTGCCATGCAGGCCTACGCGACCGAGCGGATGAAGCCAAGTGGCAAGCAGCCGCTTCCTTCCGTCAATCCTGCTGCGGCGTCGAATCAGGCACCGCTGCTGCTTCCGTCCGCCGAACCTGAACCCAAAAGCGAAAGTTGGTTCTCCGGCTTTCGCCTCTTCTGATCTACCATCATGGCCGAGCTTTACCTCACTCTTGTTTCTGGTCGAACCGTTCACGTCTGCTCCGATTGGGACGGCGCGGCCCCAACACGCATTGGCACCGTCGATGCAACGGGCGCACCTGACGACGGCGAGGGCATCGAGGCTGGGGAGTATTACCGAGACATTCATCGGCGCACTGCTACTGTGCGTGGCGATCCAACTTTGAACGGTGGCTACACAGGCGGAGTGACAGGAGCCACAATACCCATCGACGCGGCATTGGTCCCTGATGCCGTGTCTATTGCTTTGCAGGATATCCCTGGGGGCGGCACGACCATTGCATATTTGTTGCCGATCGGACCCAAAGCATCGGCCTTGACCGTCAAACCATCAGACGAGGTGGCAAACGCCAAGCCTCGGACGTGGCAGAAAGTTTGCACTTGGCTGGTCTTTACCGGCGCAACGGGAATCTACCAATGGCGTGCTGCCAGCGTGGACGGCTGGAGCAGCAAAGCGCCCATCGACTGATCCCGCATACCACTTTCTAATATGTCGGCCAACAACCTCGATTTTTGGGACACTCCCAACCCGACTGAACGCGGCTTCGTCATCACGGCCAAAGAGGACAATCTCGCGGACACGATCCCGGATTTCCTGAACAGTGTCGTGTTGTGGAGCGGCTGCCCCGCGTGGGTAAAGCGTGCCTTTGAGGTCCGGGGCGATTTCCAATCCTACCGGCTCGTTCACGCTCAAAAGGCCGGATACCAACAGCGCAGCTTCTACTTTGCACGAGTCCGCACCGATGCCGAGCGAGCACAGCACTTCGCGGAAAGCTGGGTGAAGCGTCCGTTTGGATGGCCGACTGTGCTCCTCAAGTTGTGGGCCGAAGAGGGGCGCATCCCTCTCTCTGCCGTCGATAGCAATGGAGACATCATCAGCGAGCCGTCCAAGCTCGTGCGCTCCCGCTACAAACCGGGCGGCATGTACCCGACATGGTTCCGCATCCGGCACTACCTGTCCGAGAAACCCTTCCCGCGCTCGCAGTCGCAGCGCATTCCGATCACAGACGCGATCCATTGGGAGTTTGACGGCCTTCGCGGCGGCTTCCCCGAATGCCTTCACCCTGGCGTCACGATCCCGAACGATTCCACGACCGGCGCGGTTGTGTTCGGTTTCGGCACTCCATCGGTCCCCATCGGCGGCGACATCGTGCAGCAGAGCTACCCTCCGACCAACTTCACGGACTGGCCCGACCGCTACGTTTTGGAGGATGATCGCAGGCCTGTCATTGGAATGCTCATGGAGCACCGCGTCAAAGTCGAGGTCTTTGCGCCCTACGATTACCGGCCCCCCAACGTCGCGACCGCATGAACGAGCCACCTGCCAGCCTCCGAGGTAACGCATGGTCCGACCGGCCCCACCTCGTCGGAAGCTCGGGCTTGCAATTCACGCAGGGCATCGCGCAAAACAACCTCATCATCCAGCAGCCGCAACGTCCGTATTTTGAGAGCACGCAGCACACTGCGCCGAGGCAGCAGGTCATGGTGCCTCCAGTCATGGGGGCGGCAGGAGGGTTACTTGGGCAACTATGGCAAGACGCCATCCATGAGCAGTTGGTCCGCGAGGGTCTTATTCCCACACCAACCCCGACGGCCACACCAACCCCGACGGCCACACCAACCCCGACGGCCACACCAACCCCGACGGCCACACCAACCCCGACTTTGACGCCTACACCTACTCCGACAGCAACACCAACGCCCACACCGACCGCTACACCTACTCCAACACCACCTCCGACGGCGACTCCTACCCCAACGCCCCCACCGACGCCCACGCCCCCACCGACACCTACTCCAACACCACCGCCCACGCCCACGCCCCCACCGACACCTACTCCAACACCACCGCCCACGCCCACGCCCCCACCGACACCAACTCCGACCCCTACGCCGTGAAAGACGAAATCGCCAAGTATGAAGGCATCTATGCCTCGCCAACCGCGTTCCCACGCTATGGGCATTCCAATCATGGAGCCCGTGCCGTGCGGGTTCTGCAAAAATGGCAGGCTGCAAGCGTGCTCGATGTGGGTTGTGGGTGGAATGAGTTTGCGAAACAGGCGCGTGAGGCATTGCCTGGCTCTCGTGTGGTGGGCGTGGATGCCGCGTGTCCCGGAGCGGATGTGCAAGCGGAAGCGGTCCAGTTGCCGTTTGCGGACAAGGAATTCGTGACGGTCACAGCCTTTGATGTGCTGGAACACCTGCCGGAGTGCGAAGTGAATGCCGCCCTGGCGGAGATGGCCCGCGTGTCGTCGTCGTTTGTGTTTTCCATCAGCTATGTGGACAGTGTCAACAAGTGGAAGGGCCAGACGCTGCACCCGACGGTGCGGCCTGAATCCTGGTGGATTGAGCGCATCATGCAAGCTGGCGGCGTTCACATCGCTCAAAACGGGCGCTTTTTGACCGGGCATTGGCAGCCGCAGGGGTGGGGTGTCTCCCCCGATGATACGGTCGTCGTGGTCGGGAACGGTCCTTCGGCGCTGAAAGCTAACTTGGGAAGCATCATCGACGCGCACCAGTGGGTGGTGCGTTTCAATAACTACAAGGTGGCAGGCTACGAGGCGCAGGTCGGCACGCGCACCAGTTTGTGGAGTTCGGTCGGCATTGGTCGGTCCGTGTTTGATCCGGCTTCGGTGCCAGATCACAGTCTCCTCATTGACGGCGAGACGGCCAAGCATGAGCAAGCTGAGGCGATGCCTTGCGAGCGTTTGCCTCGATGGTTCTACAACCAAGTGCGGCGCGAGCTGCAAGAGCGGTCGTCATGGCGGTCAGGGTTTGGTCCCGAACGCGAGAAATTGCTGGCCACCTCCGGTTTGCTCGTGGTGGCATGGCTGCTGCGCGTGAAACAGGTCAAGCACCTCACGCTGGTAGGGTTTGACCATTTTTCAAAGGTGCGAACGGGCCAGCACCATTACTGGGTGCCAACGGCATTCAAAAAGCCCGGCGAGCACGATGGGGACGCCGAGGCAGCCATGTTTGCGGATTTGCGCAATGCAGGTCGCGTCACTTACCTGTGACGGGGCGCATGTAGCGCGTGCCAACTTCTCGCTGGATGGTGCCAAGGCCATCTTTGACAATGACTGACCATGTGTTTTCAGCCAGTTCAATGGTCAAAGCGGTGCCTTTTTTGCTGGCCTTCCATTTGCCGGATTGCACGCCTTGGCCGTCGTCAATCTCGAACGTGCCATCGGGCTTGAGTTTGATTTTGGCGTCGGCTTTGCCGGTAGGCGTCTGGTGGTAGGTCCATTCTACGGGAATGGCTTTGGGGTCCACGATTTTACCCGCCTCTACCTCGGCCCGGACGGTCTTCACCGCGTCCACGACTTCGAGCTTTTTGCCATCGGCAGCGGCCAGCACGGCGTCGAGCTTGCGAATGGTGGCCTGCTGGATGGGATCAAGGGCGCGGAGGCGGGCGGCGTCATAGAGCGTGAAGAGGTTGGCGGCCTTGGCGTGCGGCTTTGCGACCGGCTCGCCGTCCTGCTTGGCTTTGAGCTGGGCTTTGACCTCATCGGCCCCAGCGGTGTCGCCAGTTTTCACAAGGTCCGCAATGATCGGCACGGTGGCACGTTCAAGCGTCGCGTTGACCTTCTCCAACGCCGTCTTGGCCTTGGCGCGGTAGTCGGCTGCGATTTGGTCTGGCGTCTCGGCAAGGGCCGTCACGGTCACGAGGGCGAGGAGGAGGATGGAGAGCGTTTTCATAGGACGTGGTTCCACATGGAACGCCATCCGGGCCAGATTTCAAACCCGATACCACGAACTACCAGCGCAGTTTGCCCTTGACTCTTCAAAACATCACCCGACCCCAGCGACACTGACCCAAACCACAACCACACCACGCACCCGTTATGCCTGACGACGCTCCCCCCGCCTCCGCACCCGCCGCTCCTGTTGGCGATTCTCCCACCCCGGCTCCTACGCCATCCAATGAGGGCAATCCTTCGCCTCCTTCTGATGCAGACGTGACGGCCGCCATTGAGAGCCTGGGAGAACTGAGTTCCGCGCAGCTTGCCGCCATCGAGAAAGGCGACTTTTCCGGCCTTGCGCAGGATGCCCCCAAGCCCGAGGGCGACAACAAGGCTCCGACTCCGGCAGGCGACAAGGCTCCCGAGGGTGGCGACAAATCCAAAGACCCGGCCAACATCCACCGCATCGGGCTTGGCGGACTGCCGCCTGAGTCCCGCGCCAAGTTGGTGCAGTTCACGACGCTTGTGAAAAGCGGCATGAGCGAAGCCGAGGCTTCCGCGCAAGTCTATGGCACACCGGCCGCCAAAACGCCCGATACGCCTCCAGCAGGCGACAAGCCCGGCGAGAAAGCGCCGGAAGCGCCGCAAGCCCCCGAAGTGCCGGAGTCCGTTCAGGCCATCGAGGATGCCATCACGGCCAAACGCGCCGAGATTCAACGGGTCAAAGACGAGTATGGCGACACCACGGACCTGATGGAGCAACTGGCCGACCTCAAGATTGATCTTCGGGATGCCAAACGCGAGGCGGAGCGCACTGCCGCCAATCAGGCAACCTTCCAAGCCCAAGTGAAACAATCGCTCGATAAGGTCATGGACGAGCATGCGGACCTCTGGACCGACGTTCAGCCCGGCCAGACCAAATCGGCGTTTGAAACCTACTGCGACGACGAATTTTTGCTTGCAAGCGCCAAAAGTGATCCAGTCTTGCAGCGTCCCGATTGGCCCGAGCATATCGCCAAGAGGGTTGTGGACAAGTTCTTCAAAGGTCGCGGCGCGAATAGCGCGGGCCGAGATGACGATGATCCGACGATTCCGCCCCTGCCGAGACAATCGGTCAGGCTTCCGGGGTCACTCACGGGCACCACCGATGCGCCCGGCGTTCTCACGCCAGGAAACATCGAGGCCCAATTCGACACTCTCACCGAGGAACAGCAGCTCGAAGTGCTGAAACGCGCAGGCGGCTAAAGGACCGAGGCGGAGTGACACAAACCCAATCCTCACCCCTCCAATTCCATGCCAACGTATAACGGCGAGTCCATCGTCAATCTCCTCACAACGGCGGTCGCGGCTGACGCGAACGTTAAAGCCAAACTTTGGGACAAGCAGCTTCAACGCGGCGCTGAAAGCGTCGATGATTTTGCCCCCTTTGAAGGCCCGGAAGGCTCCAAGAAGCCTTTCATCGTCAAGCGCGACCTGAATGCCAATTCGGGCGACGAAATCAAAATGACGGTCATGTCGGCCCCTCGCGGCTCCGGCGTCCGTGGTGAACAAGCCCTCACCGGCAATGAATCGCAGGTCGATTTCAAGACCTTCGGCTGCATTGTGGACTTCTGGCGCGACGGTATCGTCTTCACCGAGAAGCAGCTCAAGTTCCTCGCGGCTGGCGGCGGCGTCAAAGCGGCTGCCCTCCAGATGCTCAAGAAAAAGCTCGGCCTTCGTCGTATGAACGACATGAAGCTCGCGCTCAAGCTGCGCGGCTCGGGCAACACCATCTTCCCGAACGGCAAGAAGACGCTCGCGAGCCTCAAGGCCCTCGATACCATGTCGCCGTCCCTCATCAGCACTGCCAAGCCTATTTGGCAGCGTCTCGGAGGCCGCCCCATCGAAATCGAATACAGCAAGAACGGTTCCCCGGTTTACCGCCCGCTCTGCTACATTCCCGATTCGGCCATGCAGGGCATCCGCAACTCGTCCAGCTACAGTCAGGCCATCGAGCAGGCTGGAAATCGTGGTGACACGAATCCCCGCTTCTCCGGCAAGCTCATGGACTGGCAGGGCGTCATGCTCCACGAGCACATCAGCGTTGACCCTGAGCGCAACGTCTATGCCGACCCGCTCGCGCCGCGTGCGGAACTCGGCGTCGGCTTCGGGGTCGATTCCGCACTCGCGGCTTGCGATCTCGTGCAAATCGCCGCCGACACGAAGACACTCTTCTTTGAGTTCTTCGCCGGTTACGCGAAAGAGTGGTATGAGGGCCAGTCCAGCGTCGCCGCTGAAGCGTCCTTCTACTCCGCCATCAACGCGACGCTCGGCTATGCGTGGATCATCAACACAGATGGTTCCGTGGGCTTTGTTCGCTGGACCGGCAACGCCAACAACGGCAACAAGATTCAGCTCGACCAGATTCTTTCGCCTGATGGCGCTGGAACCTCCACCATCGGCACCGACACGGTGGGCAACATCGTCTGCACGGGCGACACCTGGGACAGCACACCCGCCCTTGGCGGCGTCGGTTCTGGCAACACCAGCGCCGATTACAACTACACCGATACCTTTACGGCGGGTGCCTACATCATCCCCGCGAACGCCAACGGTGTCCCGGACATGAGTTCCCTCATGCTCGGCGTCGGTTCCGCTGTCCGCGCCTATGTCGGCTCCGACAAGATGATCGAGAAGAAGGACGATTGGGGCTTTGTGACTGGCGGTGGTTATCAGACCATCTTCGGCCAAGCGCCCTGCATCCGCACGGATGGCAAGACCAACGGTTACGCGCTGATCCGCCACGGCGGCCAGCACGAAGGCCTCGAAGTCCCGGCCCTCTGATACCAGTAAAAAGCAGTTCCTACCAGCCCGCCCGGTGATGAGCCGGGCGGGCCTTCCCCAACACCACACACCATGCAGCCCAGCAAACCACAACCCTTCCGCCTTCCGCAGCGTTTCGATTCTCCGACGCTCGCCAAATACGCCATTCCAGGCGAGCCGACCGTCATTGTCCGCGCCGTTGGCGTGGGATCGACGGCCCCGTTCGAGTATTCCGACCGCAATGGCCGCCAAGCCATCTTCCGCTACGAGCGGGAATATGACGCGCACGTCCTCAAAGTGCCCGCATCGGTCTGGAACCACAACAAGGGCTTCATGGCCCATGAACTCATGGATCAACGGCGCTTGCCGCATCCGCTCGTCGTCACGGTCGAAGTTCCTGCCGCTGGGGCAGCTAACGTGGAAGCCATCAAACCGTGGATCGAGGCTCTTGGCCTGCTTTCCACGCTCGCGCCCGGCATGGTCATCAACGTCGATGATCCTGTCGGCATGGCGAAAACCATCATCGAAACCGTTTCCAAATCGCAGGATGGACAAGAAGCTAAGTCGTCAGGCCCATACCCTGAAAGCGCGAGTGCAAGTCTCGCTCCTGCAACCACTTCCGCCCCGAGCGTCGCGGACGCTTTGGGCATCGAGCCGATGAAGGCCGACGATTCCCCCGAAATGGACGCGCCGGGAAACAGCGAAGAAGCCTCTGACGTGGTTGTTGGGCAGGTTTCCGAGCAGCCCGGCGCGTCCGCCACTTTCAGCACGGATGGCAGCGGAACCGACATGCCGACCGGCAACGCGCCCGCTCCGCTTTACTCCCGCGCATGGGACATGCTCGAAAGCCCGATGCGCCTCAAAGAACTGGCCGCCGCGCTCGAAACGGAGCCGGAAACGCTCAAGGCCTCCATCCAAGAACCTCTTTCGGCGGTTGAACTCGGTCATGCTGGCTGGGTGAAACGTCGCGAACCCCAAGCCTAACAACCATGACACAACAAACATTTGAGCAAGAAGACAGCAAAATAGCTAGCCGCGCCGAAGTAACTTTTAAGCCCGAGTTCGGCGATCACCGCGCCTGCCGTGCCATCTTCAACATCAGCCGCAGCAGCCTCTACGAGCTAGTCGAAGAGGGCAAAATACGATCTGTCAGCGTTTGCAAACAAGGGAACAAGCGAGGCCGACGCCTCTTCGACCTTGATAGCATCCGCGCCTACCTGAACTCACTCCCCCAAGCCTGAAACCACACGCCCAACACCATGCTTCATCGACTCGAAAACGTCCCTTTCTCGCCCTTCCACAACAAAGCAACCGCGCAGCCTGCCAAGGCCCGCGTGCTCGTGGAAGTCACCGCCGCCGCCGAGGTCAAAACCGCTGGCGGCCTTTACCTCCCGCAAGATGCCGTTCGTAACGACGCCAAGGAGGCCGTGATTGTAGCCTTTGATGACGAACACGTTACCGGCATCGAACTCGGCCAAAAGGTCGTCGTGATGAAATTCCGCTCCCAAGCTCTTCACCATGAGGGCCGCGAGTTCCGCATCGTGGACGCCGACGAAGACCTTCTCGGCACCGTCGATCCGGGGGCAAGTGCCAACGCAACCTTCCGCATCGCGTGAACCTCCTCCTGACAGCGCCCAACCTCACCGTGCCGGAGTTTTTCGGCTTCCTGGCCTTTGCGGTCGCGATTGGTGTCTTTGGGTGCTGTTTCTTTGCTGACCCCAAACCGCCTCGCAATCCATGAAGATCAATGACCAGCATCTTATCGAAGGCATCAAACGGGACATGCTTCCGGGCGGTTCCGAGATGCCGATCCGGCGTTTTTTGGTCATTCACTTCACGTCTGGCGCTTCCGGTCAAAGCTCGATCAACTTCTGGAAAACACCGGAAGCCAAAGGCGCATCTGCTCATCTTGTGATCGAACGCGACGGGGCAATTATCCAGTGCCGCCCGTTCAATCGCACTTGCGGACACGCCGGAAAATCGCGCTGGAAGGGCTTTGACGGCCTCAATGCGTGCTCCATCGGGATTGAACTCGCAAACGCTGGCGATGATTCGAGACTTGGCCGCAAATGGTCAAAATTGCCACCCGTGCAGGCCTGCCACAAAAACGAGACGACCACGAAGGAATGGGAAGCCTATCCCGAAGAACAGGTGCAAGCCTGCATTGAGGTCGCAAAGCTGCTGGTTGCGCGATACAATCTCGACGATGTGATTGGGCATGAGGACATTGCGCCCAACCGCAAGAATGATCCAGGCCCCGCTTTTCCGATGGGTCGGCTTCGTCTGGCATGCGGATTTCCCGAGGCTATTACCCCCTAATCCGCCATGACCTACCGTCAAGCCTCCGATGCCATGCGGCGCTTTCTGCGCACCGAGCAGCGCGTCACGCCTCACACCGACACGGCGTATGACGATCCTCTCCCGGATGTCATTTGGGCAATGAATGCGGCTTTGCAGCAAATCAGCGTCCTGGGGCCATTCGAGGCCGCGAAACAAGGCCGGGCGGCGTATTTTCGCGCTCCCGAAACACTGGCCGTTTCGGCTCTCACGCGAGGCGGCACGACTTGCACCATCGCGGGCGCACAGTCCTACATGGCCGGGTGCCAAATTGCTCTGCCGGGCGATCCAGCCAAAAACCGCATCATCAAGCTCTCTGGCACGACGGCCACGCTCCAGTTCCCGCATATCTCCGACTCGACGAGCGGCGATGCCGTGATCTACTACGACGCGGCGGAGCTTCCGACCGACATCATTACCGTCCATGAGCCGGTGAAAAAGCGCGGCGACGGCACCCAACTGGAGGTTGTCTTGAGCCGCCAGAAGTTCGAGGAACTGAGTCCCAACCTGCGTTACTACATCGAGGCCACGACTGCCACGGCTGGCATTCCGCGCTATCGGATGATGCTCTCCAGTGCGCCCACGAGCGAACTCGTGATCGAGTTCCAGGCCCGATGCGCCCTTGGTCGCGTCACGACGGCTGACATTCAAGGTGCTGGCCCCGGCTACGCCGATCCAAACGTCGAAGTGCAGGTTCCGGCCGGGTTTGCCGAGACGATCTTCCTCCCCATCGCGCTCGACATCTTCTTTTCCATGCCATCCATCGTGAACTACGACATTGCGGCCTTGAAGAACGCCGATTCCGTGAAGCTCATCCGCGAGCAAGCAGCGGCGGCGCGTGTCATGCTGGAAAGCATGAAACCGCAGGGCAAGAAGCCGATGCGGATCAAGCCTTGGGGGTGAGCAAGCGGCGAACGTCCGCTTCACCCAACCTCGCTAAGGCTCGGTGGGTGAGCTTCCTTGTTCGCCTCATCAAAATTGAGCACACCCTGCGACATGCGTTTGGCGGCAGTCTCGCAGTGGCGTTCCTCAATCTCGATTCCGATGGCGCGGCGGTTTCTGTTTTTTGCGGCCAGCAGAGTTGTTCCGCTGCCCATGAATGGATCGATCACGATTTGGCCGGGCTTCGGCGTTGCGCGTTCCACGAACCAGCCCCACACGTCGGGGTGCTTCGGGCATGGATGATTCGGCGGGGAGTATGTCCGGGGGCGCATGGTGAAGCTGTCGGGCCGCCTACCCATCCCTGCCGCCAGATACGGGTCTTTTCCGTATGCCAGCACGGGCAGCCAGTTGATGAATCCCCACACTCCGGACGATTCCCCTGCGGGGTTGTAGTGGCCGAGCACCCAATCCGGCATAGGCCACAGCCACGCGGCGCGGGTTCCTGGCGCGATCAGTGCCACAGGAGCGGCAGCGCGGATCATCGGGAACACTTCCTTGACCAGTTCGGCCACGTTCTCTTGCGTGTCCGTAAACGTCCCATAGTCCTTGCCCACCCCGAATGGCGGATCAGTCACCACGGCATCGGCTTTCAGCATCGGCAGGATTTCCCGGCAGTCCCCGTGATAGATCGTCACCCACTCATCCTCGAAGAAAGGCGAACAAGGCGATGCAGCCAATGACTGCCCGGCGGCGTCTTGGTCAAGATCGAGAGTTTCTTGGCGGGCAGTCATGGGTGGATTTTATCGTTCCACAATGTCAGGCATGACCTTGAATCGGCAAAGGTGCATTTCCGTGGTCGTTCCCGGTTTCAGGACGGCGCGGAACCATGCGTCCATGTCGTCTTGGGAGTCGAAGCCTTCGCATTGCCAAAGAGGGCGGTCCTCGATTGAGCGCGGGGAGTAATGCGGACTGCCAAATTCGGGAATCGTGATCGTGATGGGCTGTGTGTGCTCGACCTCCACGGCCACAACGTCACGTTGCGGCGAGCCATAAGGCTTCCCGCTCCAGTTATAGAGCATAATGGGCTTGCCAACCGGCCAAGGCTTCTCGCGAATGGTCGTGATCTTGATACCGGCGAGGATGCGCTCGTTGAAGCGGCTGTTGACGGGGCGTTTCAGCATGGCGGTTACGCGATGGATTTTGGCAGATCGTCTTTTTCGAGCGTGCGCTTGAAGCCCACGTTTCCGGCGGTGTGGAAAATGACGATTCCTTCGGGCTTCATAAAGCCGGGAGAGGCCACGCTCCCATCATCGCGAAGAGAGCAAAGGCACGATTCAGCCATAAGGCTAATCCCCTCGAAGTTACCGCGAGCCAGAAGCGGCACTAAGCCGCAGCATGGCGGCAAAACGTCCTGATATTTCTCAATGCGCGGATCGGCGGTCGCGATGCGCTGAGGCTCTTGACCATGGAGGCACCAACGCTGCACGTTGAACAGGCTGAACCGCTTTTCGCCCTTGGTGAGGCCGTATCCACGCTGAATGCCGCTGCCCCACCATTCGCCAAAATGACGACCTGGGCCGAGACGCACGAGGCTTTCCGCATTGTCCCATGCCCAGCGAGCGAAGCCGTGATTGTCATTCGCGGGAGTAATCCAGCGCGTGCGGCTGCCAGCCATGATATTCCAGACCTTGCCGGTAGCATCAGCGGCACTTGTGAAGCCTTCAATGGCCTCAATGTTTTCAGCCGGATCATAGATGAAGACTTGACCGTTTGTGCCGTCGATCTTTTCGGTGATTATGCACTCGCGGGCAAAGCGTGCCATCTTGGGAAACTCGGCAAATAGTTCGGGTGTTGTAGGCATAATGGTGACGTGGTTGATACCAGCCTATGCTATTTCGTGGTATTGGCAAGCGCATTCAGACCGCCCCGCTTTTGGACCGCCTGCACGAAGGCGGCGTTGCGGAAAGTCTCGTGTGCGCGAGAGAGAATGTCCTTGATGCGGTCAACGTCCTGTTCCGTGAGGTCGCGGCCCTCGTAGGTGTTCCCGATGGCCTGACGTGCTGCCTTACCGGCCTTCGTGATGAAGTCCTCGTATTCGGCATCGTCGAGGCTAATCTTGATGACCTGCCCGCCAATGGTGCGTTGCAGTTCGCGAGAGGGTGCCGTGACGCCAAAGAGCGCCCTCGGGTCGCCGTCTTGGTGCGTGGCATTGTAGCGCAGCAAGGCCACGTCCAGCATGTCCACGTTCGCGGCCCGCATGTCGGCAGGTGAAAGCAGGCGGAGCAGCCAATCGGTATTCGGGCCGCCCGTGCCGGTGTCTTTCCGGGCAGGATCGCCCCAAACCGTGATGGCGGGCATGGCTGCCTGAGGATAGATGCCGTAGCCCATGCGACGCCCGAGAGCGTCCCAAAAGCCAAGATCGTTCGGGAGGTCCGTTTCGCGGAACACGTCGTCGGCGGTGCGGATGGGCTGGCGGATCAAGTTCGGGATAAAGCCCGTCGCGATGTTGGTTGCCCATTTGGTTCCGAAGCGTTCCGGGTCTTGGATGGCGTTCACGACATCCGAGATGCCTTGCAGGAACGTCTTGTCTTGCATGTTGCGGCCCATCCCGAGCGCAATACGTCCCCAAACCTCGTCGATGGGCTTTCCAGACTGGAACTCCTTGATGGCATCGACCGTGAAGGCCAGCGCGGACGCGAAGGGATCGAGGCGCCTGTAGGAAATCCAGCGGTCGCCAATGCGGATCGACTGCGGCGGCGCGGTGCGGTAGGCCAGTTCACGCTCGCCCGGCGATGTGGAGCGCCACGGAATCGTGCCAGTGATGAAAGGCGTCTCGTCTTCGTCGTCACCCGGCTTCACGAGATGCGAGAGGCCAAGGATGAAGCCCCACGCGACAATTTGGTTCGTGAGGTCATCGAGGGCGCGGGCCGCGTTGTAGATTTTGGCCGCTTCATCGGCGTTGCCCTTCCGGTAGCGATTGTAGGCCCGGATCATGTCCACAAGGGCCAAGAGGCCACCGACCGGCGACATCGTGACGCCTGCCTTGAAGATGTTGGTCGGCGTATCGACGAACGGGAACGTAAAATGAGCCAAGCCTTTGAGTGGCTTGCCAAAGTCGCCCTTTTTGGTCCGGCTGATAAGCTGCGCGAGGCCGTCGATGGCGTCGATCGACGCACTTCCGCTGCCGATTTCGGTCTGGAACGTGATCTTCTTGGCCTGTCCAAGTGCCCGTTCCCACGCGAGGGAGCCGGGTTCCATGAGTTCCTGAATGGCTTTTGCAAGTTCATGGCCGGTCTTGCCCTCATTGCGGGCGATCTGGCGGGCCTGTGCCGCAACCTCAATGCGGGTGAAGAACGACTTCACGAACTCGTCGGCGGCTCCCATGAGCCGGAACGAAATGCCGCGCATGACCTTCCCGAGTGTGCCCTTGAGGGCCGGGTTGAACTGCTCTTTGAAGAGTTCGCCGTTGTCGTCACGAAGCTGGAGAGCGTAGTTCTCGAAGGCGCGGGTTTCCGACTTCCACGCCGCGATGCCATCCAAGAACGCGAGCTTGATGCTCGGGAGCGAGGCCGCAATCATGGCCGGGATGTCGGCGAGGCTGGCGGAGTCCGGTTTGGCTCCGAACATGCGGGCAATGTCGCCCTGCACGCCAGCCGCGAGTTTCTTGAAGGACACCTCGTAGGCTCCATACGTCAGGCCGGAAACGAGGTTCACGACATGCGTTTGAGGCCCGGACAGGATCGAGGCACGCCAGAACTCCGAAATCTTCTCGAAGGCGTTGGATTTGCGCTCCTCGATGGCCCGGATGGCTTTCCGGGTCGAGTTCGAGTTCTTGAGGTCAATCGTTCCAGCCTTCTTGGCCTTCTCGCGATGCTGTTTCAGCTTTTCGGTTTCGGGCGTTGTGCGCAGAGGTTTGTTGTTCTGCACGGCGTCGAGCCATTCCGCTTCCGTGAGGTCCGGGAGGCCGAGATTGGCCGCAAAGTCAGCGCCCGGAGCCGGGGCGGAGCGCAAGAGCTGGTCCCGCATGGCCTGCGCGGCTTCCGTGCCGGTCTGGTTCAGTCTGGCGCGGAACTCTTGGTAGGCCCGGAAGGCAGCCTTGGCGGTCAGGCCAGCGGCCCGGATCGCCTCGGCGGGCGTCAAGCCTTGCATGATGGCCTTCACGAGCTGGCGCGTCTTCTTGGGCGCACGAGCGAGCGCGGGTTTGACCGGCTCAGGAATTGTTTCCTCCACGAGCTTCTGTTCCTCGGCGTGGTCCGCAAAGGTGGCGTCGAGGTCGATACCGTGCGCCAGCATCTCGGCTTTGATTTCGTCGGCACGCTTCGCCCATGCGGCAAGGATGCGGTCACGATTGGCCGGATTACGGCGCAACTCGTTCTTGATGGCATCGGGCGGCGTCAGGAGAGCTTCCGAGAGATACATGGCGGCGCGTTCCTCGGGCGTGTCGAAAGGATCGCGACGCATCCCGAGAGCACGGGCCTGTTCAGTCCCGGTGTTGCGGTAAAGGTAGATCAACCGGGCAAGCTGGGTCGAGTTCCCGCCCTCCAGCGTCTTGCGGGCAACGAGCATCTTGGCGGCGGCCGTCATCATCATTTCGGCGGCGTTGCGGGCCTGGGCGTCCGCCACGATGGCCTTGATGCTGTCCGGCATGCCGTCCGTCGAGAGAACGGTTGTGCCGGAGTCCATCCAGCGCACCACGAGGCTTTCGGCATCGGCAGGCGCCACGTCAAAGAGGCGTGTCGCCAATTCCTGCATTTCGGCGTGCGTCACTTCCTCGGGCGTCATGCGGCGCTGATCGACCGCCGCGACGGCAGCGTTGCCGCTCATCGCAAGGTCTGGCCGCCCGTCCGTGGCTTTCACGATCCCGTCTTGGACCTGCACGGTGGGCTTGGTGGGCGCACGGTCGAGCATGAGCCGGATATGAGCCTCGCCACGGCGCAGGATGTTCCCAACGGCCGTTTCGGAGAGTTTGTGCTTCGTGGCCGCGTCCTCGGGCGTCACGCCATTCACAAGCAAATCGCGCAAAACCTCGCGGTGCGGAGGCGGAAGCGCCTCGATGATGTCCCGCATGGCCTGAGTGGCGCGGTTGGGCTTCTTCGGGGCAGGAGCGGAGTAGAGGATGCTGTCAGACTGCGGGTTGAACCGCTGTGAGAGCGGGATGACATTGCCTGCATCGTCGCGGGTTACGGGGTTAATAGAAAAAGATTCAGTTGATTTAATAGACTGGCTCAATGGCAAGCCTTGGTAAACACCACCGCCCTGCGATAGTGCTAAATTTGATAGCTTCGCAGTCGGGAAATATGCTCGTATTGTTTCATCCCCCCTTTTAATAGCAGCCATGAGGCGATGACCACCGTCAGAAATCGTAAAAGTGCCGCGATTACTGAGGAGTGCGTAGATTGGGGTTTGTATTTGCAGCAATTCATATTTTCCAACCCGCTCAGGTCGTGTTGACTCCGCTAGAAACTCTAAATAGTCTTTCTTAAAAAGAGACAAAGGAAGTTCTATCAAAGATACAGATTCGCGCAATCCTTCAGGTCTGCGCACTCCTTCATTTTTTGATTCTGGTTGACCAGCCCTCGCTGATGCTACGAGTTCCTCGCTAGTCGCAAGATCGTAAGACTCAATAACCCTAATGGGTTGCGCCCTCGCCGCCTCATCCACCATCCTCTGCGCCTTCTCCATGTCGCCAGTCTCCACGGCTGCCATGTATTCGGCATCCTGCGCAGGCGTCACGCTCCTGACCGGCGCGGAAGCAAGCGGCGCTTCCGAGATGGGCTTGCCGTTCTCTTCGAGGATGCGGACAAGGCTCTCGTCGAAGATGACGTAGTTTCGTGTCCCATCGCCAGCGCCGCGACTGCCTTGGTCAAGGTAGCGGATGCCGGGGATTTTGCGGGCCAAAGATTCACTTGCCGCTTGATGAGATTGTAATGCTTGACTCAAGCCTAAATAAAAGTCAGACGCTTTTAGATCATCTCCAATCGCTTTAGTGATAAACGCCGTCGAGCGACCAGTGCCGTTGTTGGCATAAAACGCCAACGCATCACGCACCTTCTCGCTCTGCTCCGACAACGGCTTGTCCCAATCAAGGAACTCATCGGCGTCCGGCAGAAGTTCGACGGTGTAGAGGTTGCCTTTTGTTTTCGTCAATCCTCCGCTCTGCTTGAGTTTTTCAAGGGTTGCGATGTCAGCTAACGCCAACTCCGCGCCCTGAGTTCCGGGGATGGACTCAATGACCGACCGCGCTCTTGCGACAGCTTCGTCAATGCTGCCGTTCTTATTCAAGACGGCCCGCACATTCAAGTTTTTCAGTTCCTTGCGGTCATCGTAGATTTTACCATCGCTGGTCAAGAGAGTCCACTGAGCTAGTTTATCGCGGTATCCTTCCCCAACGTCGCGAGATTCCGCAAAGTAAAGCCCCCATCCAAAAGCCTGCGCTCCTTCTCCGGTGCCGATCTTGTCAAGGCGGAAGCGGTCCACCTTGTGCGGCGTGCCGTGGAAAGCACGAACCGGCGCACTCGCGAGCATGTGCATACCCGGCGCGGTCAGTTCGTAGCCGTCCGGCATGATGTGAGTCGTCGGCGGACCATTGCGCGGCCTGGCAGGCTGACGCGGCACATTGCCGCCCGGATCGAAGCCGTTGTTGTCCTGCTCCAGTCGTGCGCGAGCCTCCTCAAGTGCCGCCCGCTCCTTGGGGTTGAGCTTCCCGGCCTGCTCTTTGGGCGTCAGGTTGCGCACGATGGCCTCGGCGCGGTCGCGGGGCATCGTTGGCGCGGGGGCACTGAACAGAGCCACGCCCTTTTCAGTGTCCCGAGTCTTAAAGGTAGCCGCCATTTTGCGCAAGGCTTCGTTGGTGGCCGTGCGTTCATCGCCCTGCGGGTAAAGGCTGCCCCATGCTCCACTGTCAAAGGTCGATTGCACCAAGTAGGGCGAGGCGTTGCCTTCGAGACGAATGGAATCCTCAACAAAGGCTTCAAACGCACGGGCAAAAAGCTCGTGGCGGCGTTGCCAGTAATCGCCTTGCTCCTTGGATTCTTTGAGGAACGAGGTTTCAACCATGCGGGTAGGAATCTCGATGGTTCCCGCTTCCGCTTTGGCGAGTTCAGAATTGGTGAAATGAATTGCCCCAGCATGGCGACCAAGGCCAGAGGCGAGGTCGCTCATTTTGCCGCCACCAGTGACCGGCCATGAAATGTGCTCTTTTTGAGCTTTGGCCTGCAATGCGTAGATGGTCAGCATCTCGGTTGCAACGGCTGTCATATTTGGCCTGCCGCCTTCTCCGATTTGAGGCAATTTGTTCCCAAGGAGCGTTTCTTGCAGTTCCAGCACAGCGTTCTTGCTGTCTTGCGACAATTGAAGTTTGGCAGTCACGCGCTCAACGGATTTCAGCCACGATTCGAGCGCCTTCTTGGCCTCTGCATTGCGTGTTTTCAGGCTCTCGATGTACTCCGGCGCGGTCGTCTGCCGAGAGTCGATGGCCTTCATCACGGCGTTGATGGCCTCGGCCAGTTCAGCACGGAAATCGGCGCTGCCCTTCACGCCATGACTGACATACTTGCCGATCTGGCCTTTTGTGACCATGCGGCCAAAGTAATCATCGACGGCATGCGCCCACTCGTGCGCGAGCGCACCGGCCCCGCTAGTGCGGGTAAGGTTGATGACCACCTTGGCGGGTTCGTAGTGCGCGGATGCCTTGCCGGAGCCGCGAGCGCCAAACGCAATGCCAAGCTCGCCATTCAGGCTCAACGCCTTGGGCGGCAGGTTCAGCACGCGGGCAAGGTCGAGAAGCCCGTCATACGCTTGATTGAGCGATTGTTGGCGGTCGGCTTCGTTTGTCCAGTTGCCGAACTCGCCGCCACGGAATCCAAAGGTGTCGAGCAAGTCTTGGCCGGTGACATCACGACCATTGCGGTAGTCGGGGCCAACACGCCGGGCGTCGGGATTCAAGGGGCGCTTGAGCGGGCCGCCTTTGTCGCCCTTCTTGGACTCGGCGAGCCGTTTGGCGACCGCCTCGGCTTCTTCGCGGGTGGCGTGACCATCGGAAACGATGACATTCCAACGGCCATCCGATTTGATGACCTGCCAGTTATCAGGCGTTTCGGCAGTGACTTCCTTCCGCTCATAGGTGCCATCAGGCAAGCGGGTTGAAGTGACTGTTCCAACCGGCACTTTGCGAATGCTGAACATGCGTTGCCACGATTCCTGTGAGGCGGGCCAAGCGGTGTTCTGCTCCAACTCCTGCTTGTATTGGTAGAGGTCGTAACTGGATGGCGTCATTTTGCCGCCCAGCGTGTAACGATTGCCTCGCGTCTTGCTGGCGAGTTCCAAGGCGGCGCGGGCCTCGGGTTGCGTCATGCCTCGGGAATCTCGGGGGAGAAGCGTATCTTTCAGCGCCTTCAACTCGTCCAAATTGGTGATCTTGGGCAGGGCATCACGAATCTTGCTGACAAACTCGACGTAGAGTCGCAGGGCCGCGTCACGCTGCGCAGGGTCGGCTTGTTGCGCTCGCGTGAGGTTCGGCTTCGGCGTGATGGCGTCATAGACTTCTTTCAGCGCATAAGCCAGTTCTCGGGGCATGCCACCGTCAATCCACGCCTGATAATCCGGCTTCGGGAACACCTGCGGCTTGACCGTGTAGGCTTGCTTTTCGGTATCGGAGAGGTTGTCAAAGTCAGCGACTCCAAGGCCGCGCTCCTTCCATGTGTCCTTGCGGGCACCGCCGATCTTCTCGCCAAAGTCCTCGATCTTGGCAGCGGATTTCTTGGCACGTTTGGCCGGTGGCACCTGGGGCGCGGGTTGTTCCTCGGCTGGCGGTGTTGTGACCACTTCGGCGGCAGGCGTTTCAGGAGAAACGGTCTTGGTATCATTTGATACCGGCACAACGCCGGTCACTACCTCCAAAGCGCCACGATTAGCGGCGGCAATGTCGGCAAATCCGGTCGCCAAGTCTTCACGTTGGCCGTTGCGCGTGCGCTCGACATAATAAGTTCCGTCGTTGGCCTGCTTGATGGCGTAGCGATCTCCGTTGACGTAGGCAACGCCCGTGTCGTTCAGGTCACTCGAAAAGCGGCGCATGTCCACCTGCTCGATGCGGTTCAAACTGGCCTCTGGTGCCCACTTCTCCAGCCTGACAGCAAGCTCGTCGGCATTGTATTGAACAGACTTGTCGCCGCGCTCAATGCCTTGACGCAGGCGGCCCGCAGATTCAGCGATGTTGCGGTTGTAGTCCGGCCCCTGCTGCTCGTAGGGAGCCGCCAGCGCGAGCAATTCCGCAGAACTGCGACCGGCATGGATCGTGTCAGCTTGGGTGCGCAAACCGCTGGCTTTGGGCGCGGCAGGCGCATCGTTCGAGCTATCGCGTGCGATGGCGTATTCCATCGAATCCATGAGGACGCTGTAAGCGTTGTGACGGCGCAACCACACATGCGCGGCGGCCAGTTCCTTGATGGAGAACTTGCCTTCAAGAGCTTCGTCATACACAGAACCACCGCGTTTGGCGATGCCAGCCTGATCGACTCCGCTGGGTGCCTCCAGTTCGCGAAGTGCCTCCAAAACCGGCGTTGC